CATTATCCAGCAATATTTGACCTGCCGTAATATTTTCAATTCCAAATACCTTTTGCAAATAGGCATCACGTTGCAGGGCAGTAGCTTTAGCTTTTAATTTTAAGTTTACTTCGTCAATGGCATCACGCATATTGAATGATCCACTGACATAACCCACGCCCGCTTCTTTCATTTTAAGCAATGCGCCACGTAATTTTGTACCGGCTTCCTCTCCTAGCAATTGTTTTGAAGCCAATACTTCGAGGGCTGCCACGGTTTGTTCCAGCGTCAGATTACTATTCATAGCCACTGTACCCACATTCTTCATTGAACCGGCAAGGCTGTCGGCTTCGGCACTTCCTTCCAGAGAACCTGCAGCAAGTACATTGATAATACGTGATGATTCTTTGGCTCCCAGGTTAAACTGATTCATGGAAGCTGTAACCACTTCGAATGCCATTTCTACAGGAACACCGGTAGCCGCCAATGTCAACGCCTGTTTTGTCACTTCAGCCATTGCTTCTTTATTCTTCAGCAATTCAGGCCGCTTACTTCCTATAATGGTATACCCATCTACAATTTCTTTGCTGGATGCTTTGATCCTAACACCTTCCTCCGTGGATGATGTGGATAGTTTCTTTGCCTGAGCCGTCAACCATTCCACCGACTTATCATCCAATCCGGTAATAGATTTAAGGTTTGCCTGGCTATCTTCCAACTGCATGCGTAGGTCCATAAACTTTTTCAACGCGAACCATACACCTGATAAGGCAGCAATACCGGCAAGTGCTCCGGATATCATCTGACGAAAACCACCATTCATAATATTTAACGAGCGTGCTGATTCAGCCGATTTCTCGTTTAATTTGGTCATTCTTGCAATTACCGGTTTTAAATCATTATCCAGTTCCTTCCATTCATTACTCCCCTCAATAAACCGATCACGATCATTTTTTATCGTTTTATACAGTTTTTGCAGTTCTTTCATGGAAAGTCCGTACAATCCGGTTTCCTTTTTAAGTTTATCCAATGAAGTAATTAATTCATCCTGAGATTTTTTTAGTTCTCTATATTCCTGAGTATCTTTCTTTTTTGCATTAGAAAGTTGCTGCATCTCATCACCTACTTTTTGAAGTGCCGTTTGAGTAGCCATTGCCTTACTGATGGCATCGGCATTATTTAAATAGATGGAAAACCGTAAATCCTTTATAGTTACTGCCATATCATTATTATTTACTATTTATTCATTTACTATTTACTATTTAGGAAATAGCGTCTTATATTACTCCCCTTTAGGGATTGGGGGTTCTTGTGTCATTGATCTAAATATATTCTCGTTGCATTAATCGTAATATCATCAGCATATGCTTCCACAATGGCCGATAGTTCAGCAATATGTTGCTCAATAACCGGGTTAAACCAAAGGATAGGTTGACGGCCAAAGGTATTTGTTTTCGAAGTACGTGTTGTAACTCCCCCACTGCGGTGATATCCACGCCCAACTCCCATGTGGATATACACGCCTTCCGGACGGAATGAGAATCCGATACGGTCAATCTCAATCAGTCGACCACTCCAACTCTTTTTATCGGCATAGTAGGTATTTTTCAGCGTGGAACTCAGTTTTTTATCATCCGTAACCATACTTCCAATAGAACTGACCAATCCCGAACGTACCGTTTCACCCCACGCCTGTATCGCCGAGTTGTATTTTTGCAGGTCTTCCACGCTCTTACTTCGGAAGTACTTACTTACTGTACTTTCGCCTGTAATTTCGATTTCAAACGGCCCTTCGTTTTTAAATTTATTGCGTTTCGAAGGTCTGTCGGTTACTCCCCACCGGTCATGCATAGTGATGTATTTTAAGTTAGTCAAAAATAATACAGACAAGGGATAGCCAAAAGGACAAAAGAACCCTTAACCCCTAAAGGGAGATAAGAAAAGAAAAGCCCCGAACGGGTTTGGTTCGGGGCTTTTAAAGTTTAGTTATTACTTAACTTATATGTTTATTCATCTTCATAATAACGATCTTTTTCGTCGGTCCATACTTCAGCACATAATTTCTTGTTTTTATTTAAACAGAGTCTATAAACTGTTTTACATTCAGAACATGTTTTTTTATTTCCAATGATATCATGCAATATACTTGAAGACATTACATCACCATCGTTATCAACATATACATCTATGGAATATTCATCTATAGAAATATATTCTCCACATGTACATATAAAATTGCAGTCAACATTTAAACTCGCAGATATTGATTGAATATCAATCCCGCTTTCTAATGCCTTATTATATTTATTTACTAGGTCAATATGTTCTTTATTTCCAATTTCCGGAATAATAATATTCCCTTTTTCGTCGGTAATTTTACCCTTTACTATTTTAAGTTTCATTCAACATCTCCTTTCCTATTAATACTACATTCTTTCAACAATCCGTTCAATTCTTTCAAATCATCCTTTAGTGATTTCACGTTAATAAGGTAATTGCTTAGTTCCCTCATTTTTATAATATCATCATTACATACCTCAGTCAGGGCACCAACCAGATAATCATTCAATTCAAAAAGTGATTCAATAGCCGAATCAACATGACTTTCACTACCTTCTGAGTAAGGTGCCATTTGTTTCAGGAAATCAACTAATTTGTCAGTTACTTCCATACCATTAATAATTGTCATACGGCTTTCCTCCCTTCAGTAAAACTAAGTTGCAGGTTAAACCCATCGGCACGGAATGTAAGACTGGAGTAATCAGGTTCGGAATGAAGGGATACGCGGGTAGCACCTTTAATTTCTTTTTTCGCTTCCATGTAAAAATCATGGAGAATGGACAATGCACTTTTTTGATCAACGATACCGGAACCTTGTACAGGTTCGGTTTTGATAGGCTTTGCAGGACTGGGCCTGTGGATGGAAGTAGTTTTCATTTGGTAATGGTTTTGCGTTTTGCATACAAATATCCAACTGTATGCATGTTGGGTTTAGTAAGTACAGAAAAACGGCTGTACATTTCCAGGTCGCAAAACCATTACCACGAGCAAGCTCAAAAGTAAACAGGAAATAATACAGCCGTCGATCTTTAATTTCTTTTGACGGTAATTGGCATAAAAAAAGCCCTTTGAAAAATGGGCAGCTTATTGGGCTACTCGTTTAATGGTTTTGCGTTGCAAATATCAGAATAGTTTTTGAATTGACAATACGAAAATGAGATTATTTTTAAATTATTTTAATATGAGCATTCCACTCACTATACAACTATTCGGATATACTATATTATTTATTAAAAATGTTCCTGAATATGATATTTTTACATTTATTACACCGTTAGCTCCAGCACTTATAGCTTCTTTATAAAGTTCTTTAAAAACATCTTCTAATTTTGCTTCTTTATAAGTAGTTGGATCATAATACAAGTATACTTTTTCCGGATCTTTATCAATACTACCGGATGTAGACATAACATTGATACTTCCTACAGGTTTATAATCAAAGCTTACTGAATTTGATTCGGTAATAAAGAAATTTTTTTCTAAATATTTTGAATAATCAAAAGTATAAGAAGTCATTAAATATTTTGGAACAACTGTACAAGAAGATAATAACACGGCCATTATAGCCAACACCATGATTTTTTTCATAACAATTTAATTTAAAAGGTTGATAATATAGTTTATAATATAATTTGCAGCATAAATGATCCCTGCAAGAATGATGATTGCAAGTCCTATCAATTGATAGTATTTCAAACGTTGCTTGAGTTGATACATGTTGCAAAGATATATATAATATTTAACATAAAAAACCCGATACTATCAGCATCGGGTTTCTTTTCTTATTCCTCTTTAGGGATCAGGGGTTCTTTCTTTTTCTCAGCGGCCAGTCGTGCCATCCGGTTTGATACCAGTTGTCTGAAATAAGTGATCTGATAATTCACCTGGTCAATAATGGCATCGTATTCGTGCAAGGTATTAAATACGGCATAGGCATTAATGTTCAATACCAGTTCGCGGTAATCGGTATCAAGCGCCAGGCGTGTTTCCGTTACCTTCTTTTGCTGTATGGCATTTACTTTTTCGGCACCACGGGCAGACAGGCTCATGGTAAACTCAGCGTTACACCGTGCAATGTCTGAGAATAACGCTTCACCGCCAATGGTTTTCAGATCAGCTTTCAGTGTTTCAGATATTTCGTTGTTACGTACTGTCATCATGCTGCTTTTTTTGTCATACGACAGTTGCTTTACGTCTCCGTACTTGTTTAATATGAACATAATCCGTGTACCGGCTTCGCGAACAAGCGGATCCATTTCGAGCATGGCCGATTTTACCTTCAGACGAAAACTGGCATCGAGCTGGTTGCGTTGCCTGTTAGCCTGAACTACTTCCAGAGTACGGTCACTTCCACGGGTTTTACCCATTGCCGCTTCCTGCAGTTGCAGATTCTCAGAATAGCGTGATACTACTCCAAACATATCCGAATTGGACATAAGTACAGACGTACGATTCAGTGCGTCGATAATCACAGAATGAAATTGATGATGCTCACCGTTAGTCAGTCGCATCAAACAGATAGATGAAATTTGTTTCATAACGATTAATTTTTAAGTAAAACAGTTGGTTAATTACCCGCGTATTGCGGTTTTATCGTTTTATACACCTGAAAAACAGCCGTATATTGTTCGTTTCTGTATATTTTACATTAAAAAACAGGTTCATTTCATGTCAATTTATATCGTGTTGCAATATCCATATCCAACATTTTACAGTTTTCAATTCTTTTTATATCGAAAACACAAAAATAATTATCGAAATAAAAACATTAAAGGACAAAACTGGTCGATAAGTTACCCGACATGGTCAACATTTATGCATTTTGTTACACCTTTTATGCGCTAACGGCTTATATTTCACACTACAAACCCCCTCTGGGTAAAGAATGTATTTTTATCGCCCTGATTTTTGGCCGACTCGCTCTGTGCCTGCCTTGCAATTGCACGGTTTTTTGGCAGGGGAAATGTGAGGGAGAATGGGGTAGTGGGTAGTAGGTAGTAGGTAGTGGGTAGTAGGTAGTAGGTAGACAGTGCTTAGTAGGTAGTAGGTAGTAGGTAGTAGGTAGTTGGTAGTGGGTAGACAGTGCTTAGTATGTAGTAGGTAGTAGGTAGTGGGTAGACAGTGCTTAGTATGTCGTATGTAGTTATCAGTAAGTAGTATGTAATTATAGTATACAGTTGTAGTCGATAGTTTATGATTGCGTTCTTACTACCTACTACCTACTACCTACTACCTACTACCTACTACCTACTACCTACTACCTACTACCTACTACCTACTACCTACTACCTACTACCTACTACCTACTTAGGACTTAGTGCACCTCCTGATCCCTTAGGACTTACATGTTGCATGAACTGTTTACGACACATCAGGTACTTGAATGCATCAGTGAAGTTGGTACTCTCACGGGGTAGGCGATGTGCTGGTAGTCCATCGCCTTTCTTTTCTTTTACTACTAAGCCGTTGCCTTTGGGTCCTGTGGCTATCTTAGCAGGTGTACGCTCCAACTGTGCCTTCAGGCATGGGCAGTTAGTACGATCGATCATAAGCATGGGCAACTTCTTATTACTGCCACTCATCAGTTCCATCATGAAGTTATACTCAGCATTGCTGTATATGTTACCCTGACTGAGTGATAACAGCAATACTGTCCATCCTGTGCTCTTACCATCTTCATCACGTTCTATTGCCTTCTTGATCTGACTGGCTACGTCCTGCCCTATCTTGCTGTAGTTGTTGGCTGCCCTGTCGTAATACAGTTTGAGTTGCTTCACCTTATGTGGCTTATAGAAGCGTATGAACTCATCGGCTATCTGCCTGATGTATTGAGGGGGCAATGTGTACATCTCTTTAAGTATGCGATACTTCATGCCTGTTTGCTGCCCGAATACCAGCCATAACGTATTACCGATATCCAACCCACCCTCAATGGCACGGTTCGTATCCAGGTACTTCAGTATACGGCAATCGGGTTCCTGTCCGAATGGTAGTGAATCAAGGTACTTATAATCGTTTCCATCATTGTAAAAATGCTTTTCGGATAAGTTGCTGTAAAAACGGGATGCAGCACTTAGTATAGGAATAATACACAGAATAGCGGACAATACGCCCTCTAAACCCACTTCAAACTCATCACTAAACCAATCTATGGAAAGGATATCAACGTTTATATACGAACTGGCAATCCAGAATAACGATACATCTTTCCGGCACTTTATCCAACGCGCTTCCCATCGTTGCATATTTTTTTCGGCCAGTTCTATTTTTCGGGCATTCTTTGTCTCCAGGATGGCTGCATATTCAATTTTTGTTTCATTATATACAAATCCGACACGGATAAGCTGCAGCAACTTCTTTTTATCGTTTTTCTGGACCATCTTTAGCATCCAGTCATATTCACCGATATTATTCGGATCGGGCATATCCGATGTAAATGTCTGCGAACGGTAAAAAGGCGATTCACCGTATTTAGCACGATATCCACGTACTGCTTTTAACAGGTTGGCAATACGCACTTCAGGAAAGTATTTCACTTCATCACCGAATATCCCGACATACGAACGACCGGCACCAATGGCTGGCCTATCGAGTGAAACAAATGTCAGGTTGAATCCGGTAAAAAATACCATAGTATTCTTCCAGTTGGACATGATGTTGTACATCTTATCACGCCATTCCTTTGGTGGTTCGCAATTAATCACATAATGTACACCTTCCTCCCACCCGTGAAGCCGCAAACCTTCCTGCAGGGATGGAATAACGTTTTTATGGAGGTTCGCATACGTATCACTTGCCCAGGCGAACGGTGCACCCGGGCAATCGTATACAGCTTCCTGTAATCTCTCAACGGCAAAGTTGGTAGTTTTGGTAGATGCACGGCCTAACAACAACGCCACCTGATTGGGCATGATAATGGCAAACAGTTGTGCCAGCCAGTTGGAATAACGTACTTCTACATCATCACGATTGAGATTCAACCTTGTTTTCTTGCTCATCGAATAGTTCTAAGAAGTTTACTTTATTTACACCGGCTTCCATGCGGATACGGTTCTTTTCGCGTTCGGATATCCCCAGGTTATCAATCTGATCACCCAGTTCTTTACGGTCCACAGATGGTAACCCAATGGATCCGGGATTGAGTGAATAGATTTTGATAGGCTTTTTATACAATCCTTCCGGTATGCGGGCAGGTTCTGGAGTATCAAGACCTTTGATTTTAAATGCTTTTGTCATAAGATCTCCATAAACCTCCATATCCTTTGAACTTTTAGCCGTCAGCTTCACCACATTTGCAGCAGCACGGATATCTTCGTACATGGCATTACGGTGTGCCTGGGGTTCAACGTTATCATACGAATAGAACAGGTTAATGCATTCGTCGAACATCTCGCGGGCTTTTCGGTATGGTATGTTGATAGGTGGATGCTGAATGAATGCAATAGCGTTTTCTTTGCCGTATTTACGGTTCAACGTGTTCAACAGGTGCAATACGTCCAGATACTTCTGTTCGTCGTCTGACAGCGTTTCTTTTGAGCCTGACTGAATATAATCCTGCAGGGTATCGAAGTGAGATGTATTAAATGCCGCCATACATGATCTGATCTAACGCGTTTCGAAACTTCACCGTCTCACGGAGTTTATCCAGGCGTTGTGCCTGGGTGGCATTATTCGGGGCATCGCTTACCATACCGATACCTTCCATGGCTTCATGATGCAATATTCCAAAATCGTAATGGTATTTTAATTTACTGTCAATAAGCATATAATAGTACATGAATTCAAGTTTATCAATCTTATAGAACATGGCAATCTTCTCGGGAGTATACCCAATGGCCGCCAACTTTTCGTACTGATCCCAAAAAATGAGTTTCATCCATTCAGGTTCATTATCTTCATTCCATGTAACTAATTCGGTTATTGTATCCATGTTTCTGTATTTTCTTATCCCCCTTTAGGGGTTAGGGGTTCTTTAATTCAATAGTCTGCGTACTTCTGCCAGTTCATTCTGCTTTAATTCCAACCGTTGTTTCCTATCGGCCAATAATGCCGGCTTATCCCCTTTTGCTATTTCGGTTTCAATGCGCCATATATTATGCAGTAACTTTCTTTCTTTCTCGATAAGTTCACGTATATTCATGGCTTTCAAATCCTTTAGATGATTGAAATGTTTGAATATCGGGTGTTTTCCAAGGATAGAGTGATGTTGCTTATAGTAGTTTAATTCGGCATAGATGGCACGGTTTTCACGATAACTGGATATCAGTTCACCTGCAGTGGCAGCACATTGCTCCAGCGTGGTGCATCCGGATAACTCAGAATGCAATGTCCGGTACCGGTAGAAACTTGAAAACTTATCGGTAACCAGGGCTTTTAGTTCAAACGGGCAATCGGGAGTGGATAGGAAAGGAAATTCATCTCTGAATGTCGTTTGTTTAGGAGGTTTTGAGTAGGTAGTCGGTAGTCGGTAATTGGTAGTAGGTAGTAGGTAGTTGATTCCTGCTAACTTACAAAGTGAATCTGTCAACAACCTGATATTTTTTACCGGATTACTCTTAATCAACCGAATGAGTAACAGGTTGCCGGAATATTTTTCCAGCAACCTAATACCATCTTCAGGAATACATCCCGATTGTAACCAATTTTGAACTACTTGTTTCATTCCTTAATTAAGAATAACCCAATCTTCAGCCAACATATCAGTCTGAGATGCTAACCATCCATTCACAACGGTACCGTCAGCAGCTTTCATACACAGGTAAGCAGTAAACTTAACTGTATCTGCCGGATTTGTTACATCTATCCCATCCTGTGCGTAATAATCCTTTACACTTTGTGGCAATGATTTCACTTTATTGACTACCATGTCAATATGTAACTCATCAGCTGGACGCATAAATACAAACATCTTTTTCCCATTCCAACCTTTACGGGCAATTAATTTCCCTTTTTTTACAGCTTCTAAAGCTTCACTAAATGTTATTTCTTTCATGTTTTAAATAGTAAATAGTAAATGAATAAATAGTAAATTATCTTATCTGTGTAAATTTTTCTTTAATCTGTGTAAATCAATTTTCAAAGCGTGAAGGTTCAGAAAATTTTGTTTCCAAAAATTCAATCAGCAAATCAGAATAACCAGTTTCGGAATTGTTCAAAAACTTTTTACCGTTTACAAACCGAATAAAATCATCACGATTTGGTTTTGGTGATACTACCCGAAGTAAGTAATGACCGTTGATGTTGTCGATTTGTTGTGGAATATGATCACCATAAATAAGATTGAAATAAATGGAAGGAAGAAGCAATCCCTCGTCATTTAAAGAAGGTATTTCTTCAAATAATTCAACTAACTTTTCCTTTTCGTAACAAATAGGCGTATGAGTGTCATAATTATGAATCGGACAAATACCATTACCAAATAAATTAATAGCCGTAATCGTATCATTCCGGTTAATTTCATAGTGTTTGTTCGTTCCGTCAATATGTTTCAACTTTCCATGAGCCGTTAATATCTGAATATCGGCCAGCATAACCGGTGATACCAGGTAGATATCATCATTGCTCCAAATAAAGCAATCACTTACCCGTTCGTCGGCAATGGCCAGCTTCAGCTTTTCGAGTGTATCGATTTGCGGATTGTCTGAAAATTTATGTGCAGGGATATGAATTACTTCATCCGAGAACCATTCTTCACTGTCACCGATCACCACCAGTTGAA